GGGCGCTGATGTTGGGTTCAGACGCGATGAGATCGAGCGCCAGCATGTCTGCCCGAAGCCGCTGCGGCTGTGGACGAAAATTCTCAACAGGTTCTCAATGGCTGGGCAGACAGTTCTCGATCCGTTCATGGGCAGCGGAACCACGTTAGTGGCGGCGAAGAACGTGTACCGCAAAGCCATCGGCATCGAAATCGAGGAGCGCTACTGCGAGATCGCGGCGAAGCGATTAGCACAGGGGGCCTTGCCGTTGGACATCGGGGCGTAGACAGCTCGGAGAGACGAGCAAAGCGCAGGCGAAGACAGCGCAATTTCTTCGGCAAAACTCTTGATTTGGGGCTGGTGATGAGCGAGAATGGACGGAGCAGAAAAGTCGGGACGCCTTGGCGGTTGCACGCCTTAGCGCCCCTGACCAGTTGCAGCCGCAGGAGGGCCGCAATGGCTAATAGCCCACAGTATCGCATATCGACTGGCAGGCTCAAGTGAGCCACGTCCGCGTCGATTCCTCGGTTCCCCGCAATCGCAAATTCGTCCAGGCCGGCCCGGCCCCGTCGTGGCTCTGGCTCTGCGGCCTCGCCTACTGCCAGGAAGGCCTCACGGACGGCTTCATTCCCGACGAAGCGATCGACTTCCTCGGCGTCAAGAACGCGCGCCGGCTCGCCCAGCATCTCGTGCGCGCTGGGCTCTGGGAGCGCCTCGTTGATGGCTGGCGTGTCCACGACTACCTCGAGCACAACCGCTCGGCCAGCGACATTCAGAAGCTCAAAGACGACAAGCGCGAGTACGCGAAACGTGGCGGCGAAGCATCCGCACGAAGCAGAGTGGTCAAGCAGTCTGCTTCGCCAGATCCAAGCAGTATGCTTCAGCAGCCTGTGAACCCATATGTAGTTGTACCTGTAGTTGAAGCTGCAGTTGTGGTTGATTCGAAGGAAAGGGGTCCGGGGAAAACCATCGGTCCACGGGATGTGTGGTTTCGCGAGCTGTGCCGCGATTACCCGAAGTCTCGCCTGACGATCGGTCATCTCACGGAGGGCGCGTTTACCCAGCAATTTGAAGAGGATACGCGAGAGGACGCGGTCATCTGGGAGGACATGCGCGCCGGGTTGCGCAACCAACGGGAGGGCTACGAATGGCGCGTCAAGGGCATGATCCCGACGCTCGAGAAATGGCTGCGTGAAGGCCGGTGGCGGCAGCGTCACGACGAAGCGCCGGCCTCCGCGGTGCTGAGTGAGCGCACCTCGAGGACGCTGACGAGCGCCGCCGAGTTCGTGAAGGAAGGCCGCCATGACGCGCGATGAGTTCGTCGCGATCCTCTCGCCGCTGCTGCTCGGGATGCGAACCGAGTTCGATCGGCCGACGTGGAAGGTCTACTTCATGGCGATGCGGGACGTGCATCCAGCGCTGCTCGAGGCCGCCGTAGCCACGATGCTCCGTGAGTCGCTCGCGTTCTTTCCGAAGGTCGGCGAGCTCCGCGCGAGGGCCGAGAAGCACCGCCGGCAGCAGCTCGCCCTGCATCCGCACGAGGCGTGCTGCGATTGCGAGATGTCGAAGGGCTGGCGGTTCGTGGTGCGCGATGGTGTCTCGAGAGCGGAGCGGTGTCCGTGTCTCGCGCGGCATCAGGCGAAGCTGCAGTCGATGGGGTTGCTCGAGGCGGTGGCGCCCCTGCCAGGCGAGGCCGAGCGCGAGAGCGAGCAGGTCTTCCCGACGCTCGAGCAGTTGCCGGCCGATGTGCGGCAGCGTCTCGGCGAGGTCGCAGGACAGAAGGTGCTGCGATGACCGAAGCGCAACGGCTGGTTCGGTTCTGGGGCCTCGTGAACAGTGGCGAGGATCGCGGCGATCTCTTGCGGCGCTATGCCGCGGTCATCGTGCAGAGGCCAGCGGCGTGGGACCGCGCGAGTATCCGCGCCGAGGTGCAGGTTCAGGGCCCTCCCCTTGAGTGCTTCTGTTGCCGGCATCGTGGCCGCGCGATCTATTGGCACCATGTCATTCAGGTGCAGTACGGCGGGTCGAATCACGGCTTGAATCTGGTCGGACTCTGCGGGCTCTGTCACGCCAGCGTGCATCCGTGGTTGCCGAAGCAGGCGCGTCCTCGAGGCCTCACGCGTGTGCGCGACCTGATGGCGCCAATCCTCGATCGCCTGATGCGCGCCTGGGATCGGAACGCCCAGCACGCCCATACCCGAGCGTCGAAGAGGGAGGACTGAGTGAACGAGGTCCTAGTTTCTCTTGCCGTGGCCGTTGGAATATTCATTATGGTTGGCGTGGCGCTTGAGTCCAGGCTCATCGAGATTCGCGATGAGTTGCGAGCTATCAAGGACGCACTGAAGGCGTCGAAGAGGGAGGACTAATGCCCACCTTCGAGGTTTTCTGCGCCTGTGGAGCCCAATGGCACGGCGCCTGGGTGGATCAGGCGCAGGTCGCGATCGCCAGGCATCGAATTATGTGCGGCGCGCCGATCAGTCATCAGCGGTTCATTCGGAGATTTCGGCAGTCGAAGCCCTGTTTGTGCCGCACCTGCCGAGAGGAACGGGCGCGGCAGTCGAAGGTCAACATCGGCTATCTGTCCGTGCCGATTCGTGTGGAGGCTCGACCGTAAATGCAGAAGATTCCGACGATGTTCGTGAGGGATGAATCAAAGAAGGGCCATCCCGTGATGCTCGCGATCAAGACCGAGTGTCAATGGGTGCTCGATGGCGAAGGCGTCGCGACGGCGAAGCTGGATGGGACCAACGTCAAGATTGAGAACGGGCAACTACTCAAGCGGCAGAAGCCCTTAAATGGCGACTACGACGAGGCGTGTTACGTCCCGTGCGATCGCGCCAACCCAGCCGACAAGTGGGCGTTCGAAGCGTTCGATGCGCTGGCCACGAAGGGTGATGGCATTTACGAACTGGTCGGCCCGAAGGTCCAAGGGAATCCGCACGGGTATCGTGGGCACGTGCTGGAGTTGGTTGTTCCGCCCGGCGAGATGGTGATGGCGCTGGAACTCGGCCCGGCTGATTTGTCGTTCGACGGGCTGCGTGAGTGGCTGTCGCGGTCACCATTCGAGGGCATCGTCTTTCATCATCCTGACGGACGGATGGCGAAGATCAAGCGCCGCGATTTTGGTCTGCCGTGGCCGATTCGTGTGGAGGCGAGGGGATGACACGCGCACGTCTAGAGCAATTGATCCGGCGGTACCTGTCCGTCCGAGAAACGGTCGAGGGTGAAGGCTGGAAGCATGCCGGGAAGAAAAAAGGCCATGAGGCCGTAGGCGCCCTGACGGTTCTCGATCAAGTGATCATAGACCTCTCCTCCGTCCTCGCCCAACTACCGCAAGAGCCAGAACCAGAGTCTCAGGCGCGCGTGGACGCGATGGGAGCAGGGACCCATAGCCCTACCGCGATGGAAGAACCAGCCGGTAGCGTGCGCGGGCCGCACTACCCGCTCGGCGAGCTTGACGCAGCGAAGTGGGCAGCCGAGTTTGTGCGCCTCTTCGGCGGTGATGAGGGCCTGATGCTGGGGTGGTTCGCCAACGCCATCATGACGGGCTACGACGAGGCCATGAGACGCCAGTCCCCAGCGGCCCGCGAAGCTGGAGGCGACGTAGCGGCCCGAGCCCACCCTGAGGGGAAAGCCAAAGACGATGCATCGGAGGCGGCGATGGCGGCGCCTGAAGTTCCCTGTGCCAACGGGCACGTCTGGACCCACCAATTCGGTGATGATTGGACGCCGGAGACGGGCACTTCCTGCGATTGCGGCAAGAAAAAATGGGGCATCCCACTGGCGGTTGCACAGGAACCTGGTCCTCCGGTCACGGTGGAGCCGAAGCCGTGAAGCGCCCCGAGCTACGTGACCTCGACGCCTACGACTTCCCCTACGTGACGCCTGGCGACCTCGCGCGGCTCCCGCACGTGAACTGCGACCCGCGCACCATCCTGCGGATGATCGAACGCCTGGACGGCTATCGCGTGGGGCGCAACTGGCGGATCCCGATCGAGTCTGCGCGTCGCGCCTTCCCGCTGAAGCGCACCGCATAGTTTCACGGGGAACAGACATCCTGTGTATCCTGCGCATCTTCGGCACTAGACCATTGCGTTCCTGATCGCGGACGCGCATCTTACCTAACAGCGGGACGACCTTAGCCTCCGCTGTTAACCTTGCTCACCCTGAAAGAACGTCGGTTCGTCAGCGAGTATCTCGTTGATGGGAATGGCCTTCAGGCCGCCATACGTGCGGGCTACGCGCCGAAGTCCGCGCACGTCACGGCCTCGCGGCTGCTAAGGAAGCCTAACGTCAAGGCTGCTGTAGACGCCAAACGTGCTAAGCAGCTCGAATCCACTGACCTGACCGCGGCGCGCGTGCTCGAGGAAATGCGCCGCCTCGCCTTCTCGGACGTGCGCCAGTTGTTCGACGAGCACGGCAACCTGCGCCCACTGCACACGTTGACCGCGGAACAGGCCGCGTGCATTGCCGGCGTCGAGGTCATCATCAAGAACGCGAAAGCGGGCGACGGGCAAACCGATACCGTCCACAAGATCAAGATTTGGGACAAGCCGCGCACGATGGAGATGCTTGCGAAGCACTTCGGGCTGCTGATGGAGAAGATCGAGCACTCCGGACATGTGACCTACGGGTGGCAAGAGTGAGCGAGCAGCAGACGCGGTTCGTTCCTATACCGTATAAGCCGCGCCTCTGGGCGAAGAAGCTCCACGACAGCCTGAAACGGTTCGCGGCCCTTGTCCTCCATCGCCGTGCCGGCAAGACCACGGGCGTTATCAACCACCATCAGCGCGCGGCGCTCTCGGATGATTGGGAGCGCAAGCGTCTACTCGCGCTGCGGCCCGACCTGACGGCGAGTCACCTCGATGAACTGATTCGCCCGCCTGGGGGTAGACATTACGGCCACGTGATGCCCCTGCGCACGCAGGCGAAGCTCGTGGTGTGGGACAAGTTGAAGCACTACGCCAGAGCAGTGGAAGGTGTGAAGTTCAACGAAAGCGAACTGCTCGTTCGGTACCCCAACGGGAATAAATTCCAACTGTTCGGGGCCGACGATCCTGACGCACTGCGCGGCCCGGCGTTCTCGGGCCTCTCGTTCGACGAATACTCCCAGCAGCCGCGCAACATCTTCTCTGAGGTCTTGTCGAAGGCGCTGGCCGAGCATCTGGGGTACGCCATCTTTCTCGGGACGATTAAGGGCACGGATCATCTGTACGACACCTACCAGGCGGCGTCGAAATCGGAAGCATGGTTTGCGCTCTGGCAGGATGTGGACGCCAGCATTAAAACCGAAGACGGCATCACGGTGCAGTTGCTCGAGCAGGCGATGGCCGACGATCGCGCGCTCGTCGAGCAAGGGTTGATGACGCAGGACGAGTACGACCAAGAGTGGTACTTGTCCGCAGAGGCCGCCGTCAAGGGCGCGTACTTCGGCAAGGAGATGGCGCAGGCGCGTTCGGAAGGCCGGATTACGCGCGTGCCCTACGATCCTGCGTTGCCTGTCGATACGGATTGGGACCTCGGGATCGATGACTATATGTCGATTTGGTTCAGCCAGTCGTTGCGGTCGGGTGAAGTCAGGTTGATTGACTATGAGGAGAACTCGGGCGAGGGGTTCCCGCACTACGTGAAACTGCTTCGTGAGAAGCCATACGTGTACGGTAAGCACTACCCGCCGCACGACATCGCTGTACGCGAGTTAGGGACTGGCAAGAGCCGCAAGGAGACGGCGGCGAGTTTGGGATTGATGTTCGAGCATCCCGTGTTACCAACGATGGACCTGGCTGACGGCATCAACGCCGCGCGAAGCATTCTTCGACGGTGCTGGTTCGATGCTGAGAAATGCAAGCGCGGCGTGGATGCGCTCCGGCAATATCGAAAGTCGTACGACCAGCGCCACGACCAGTTTCGAAGTCAGCCAGTGCATAACTGGGCGAGTCACGGCGCCGACGCCTTCCGTGGGCTCGCGGTGCGGCACCAGGTGCCCAGCGATGCGATGGTGACACCCTTCCAGCCGAAAGCCGTGCATACCGGCCACACGGCGTTTATGGGGATGTAATGGAGCCGAAGCCGCTCGTCTGCCGCTACTTCGTGCGTGGGCATTGGGATCTGCGGGTGGACCAGTATCGGTGCGCGAACTGCGGGCACCTGAAAGCCTCACATCGAGCGGCTCATGGCGTCTAACGATACCTTCTTCGACACGTTCAAGGCCCGGTGGAAGCTCGCCCGCGACGCCGAGCAGGAGCAGCGCGAGCGCGAACTCGAGGACCTCAAATTCGAAGCCGGTGAGCATTGGGACGCCAAGGTCAAGAGCGACCGCGAGCGCGACGGCAAGCCGGCGCTGACGATTGACCTGACCTCTGGCCCGATCAAGCTGGTGATGAACCAGCAGCGGATGGCGCGGCCGGGCATCACGATCAGCCCGGTGGGCCACGGCACCGACCCGAAGAAGGCGGAATACTGGCAAGGCATCATCCGGCGCATTGAGCGGCTATCTGGCGCTGGACGTGCCTATACGTGGGCCGGCCAGCATCAGGTCAAGATGGGCCGCGGGTTCTGGAAGGTGCTGTCGCAGTGGGTGGGCTCAGGGTTCAAGCAGGACATCCGCATCCACGAGATCGACAACCAGCACACGGTCTACTGCGACCCGACGACCAAGAAGCTCGACGGCTCCGACAAGCGATGGGCGATCGTCTGGTGTGACTACACGCACGAGGACTACATCGCGCTCTACGGCGAGTCGAAGTTGTCGGAGGCGATTGCGACGAAGGCGTGGCAGAGCGTCGGGGACAGCCCGCCGGAGTGGATCACGTCGAAGCATTGCCGCGTCGCGGAGTACTACTACCTCGAGCCGGAGACGCGCGAGAAGTGGCTCCTGAGCACGGGCGAGGAAGTCTGGGCGGACGAAGTGCCGACGACGGCAGGCCGCGAGAAGGGCAAGTTCGCGAAGGTGCCGGCGTTGCCGGACGGCGTGTCGATCCACATGAAGCGGGACGTCACGACGGATCGCGTGCAGTGCTGCATCCTCAACGGGATGGGCGAGAAGCTCGAAGAGAAGCGGATCCCTGGTGAGTTGATCCCTGTCGTGCAGATTTACGGCGAACGGCGGAACATCGACGGCAAGGTGGACTACCGCGGCATGGTCCGGATGGCGAAGGACGCCAACCGCATGGAGGACTTCTGCGAATCCTCGCTCATGGAGGCGATCGGGAACGCGAAGACGGCGCCCTGGCTTGCGGAGTGGACGCAGATCGCGGACTTCGCCGAGATTTGGCAGACGAGCAATCGCGTGTCGTATGCGGTGCTGCCCTACAAGGCGCAGACGGTCAACGGCGCCGCGCTGCCGCCCCCGATCCGTGTGCCGGCCGGCGTGGACGTCTCGCACATCACGCTCGCGGCGCAGCGGATGCAGAATCACGTCCGCACCATCGCCGGGCAGCAGGACGTCTTCAGCAACGAGAGCGCGGCCGAACAGGGGCGCTTGTCGGGTCGAGCGTACAACTTCCGCCGGCAGCAGCAGGAACTCGGGACCTCCGACTACATGGAGAACCTGGGCGACGGGATCGTGCTGACCGCCAAGATCATCATGGGCCAGGCGCGCGAGATTTACGACACGCCGCAGATTCTCCGGATTGTCGGCGCGGACGAGAAAGAATCCGCGGTGGTCACGTATCTCGGGCCGGAGCAGGAGCAAGCCGCGCAAGGGATGCTGACGCAATCCATTACCGAGATGATGGACCTCTCCGGCGAGCCGGACGACTTCGACGTCGCGGTGAGTGCGGGCAAGCGCCACGACACGGCCCGACAGGAGACGGTAGACACGCTGGTGGACTTGATCCCGCGGCTGCAGGATCCGAAGATGCAGCAGGACGCGACGGTGGCGCTGGTCAAGAACATGGACGGCGCCGGGATGCAGGAACTCGCGGCCAAGTGGGATCCGGAGTCACAAGGCGACGTCGATCCGCGGGCCTTGGCGCAAGAGAACGCGGCACTCAAGCAGCAGTTGATGCAGGCGAGCCAGATCATCGAGACTGATCAGGTCAAGCAGCAGGCGTCGATCGAAGTGGCCCGCATGAACAACGAGGCCAAGGTCACGCTGGAGAAGATGAAGCTGGACGCCGAGATCGCGATTCAGCAGATGAAGCTGGAAGCGGAGCGGGCCAAGACGCTGTTCCAGGCGAGCACGCAACGGGTCAGCGACCGCGAGGGGCGTGACTTCGAGTTCGGCGAGGCCGAGCGCGGACGCGCGCATGACATCGGGATGGCGGAGCGCACGGCGCGGCAGGCCGAGCGGCAACTGGACCGGAACGCCGCGCTGGCCTATACGCAGTCGGAAGTGGACGCGCAGCACGCGCAGGACCAAGCGGCACAGGGGCACGAATACGCGCTGGAGGAAGGCGCACAGCAGGCGGACGCGGCCATGCAACAGTTGAAGGCGCAGCCGAGGCCGAACGGGTCTGGGGCGTGAGGCGGCCAAGGTTCACATCGATTGATGACGGGTGGAGCGCACATGATTATCCCAAGGGCCGCGTTGAGCGCATCTGGGGCGCTCATAAGCTTCCGACGCGCGACCAAGTCCGGGCGGTAACGGCCCGCGCGTGGGGATGTGGGCCAGCGAACGCCTTTCGGCAGGCGCTGCAAACGAGCGTTGCCATTGGGAGGCACGAGTGAGCATCAACGCGAAAGTCTCCGGCCGCGAGATGCGTCGGCGCATGCTGGTTCACGACCACGCGACCGGCGAGGCGCTCGCGGCGCTCGAGAAGAACGCGGTGTTCGATCGCGCGCTGATTGCGGAAGTGAATCGGCGACTGGATGCCTTGCTGACGCGTGGACTACTGGAGCGCATGCGATGGCTGCTGATCGGACGATAACCGACCGCGAGCTGCTCGAGGAATCCGTGCGGCACCTCGAGTCGGTGCTGGCGCGCGTGCAACGGGCGCTCGAGATTCTGCGCCAGCCGGCAGACGCCGCGGTGCTGCTGGACCAGATTGACGAGGCTGTGGCGATCCTGACCGAAGTGGTCGGTGACGACGACTGAGCATGGGAGGCCTGCATGGGCAAGAAGAAGACCGGCAAGGGCGGACGTCGAGACTGTTGACGTTCGCTGAGTGGCTGTCAGAGCTGCACGCGCGCAAGTACACCGGACCCGTGGTCGTGCAGTTCGGGGAGGGCGTGCCGAACGAGGTGGAGATGCCGAGGCCACCTGATAGGATTCGCTTGACGCGCATGAAAGCAGGCGCGTAGACTTGACATCATCGGTACGCTCGCGCGGTTGCGGGCGCGGACGAGGAGATTAAATCGGGTACGCCCAACGTCTGCGGGTGCCCGACAAAGGGGCAGGCTGGGCGCGGGACGCAGCGCGCGTTAACCAGCCTTCCCCGAATTAACTGAATAGCCTCAAGACAAGACCACGCCTCGCGGCGCGGTGAATTGCACAAGGCCGGTTCTCAGAGCATCGCTCTGGGGCCGGCCTTTTTGTTTGTACTTATGGCAACAGCAGTCGCAGTCGATACGTCACTCAAAGCGCACATTGCGGCCGAAGAGGCCGCTGTGGAGTCTCCTGCTGCGCCTCCCGAGGTGCCGGCGGTCGAGACGCCTACGCCCGCGCCGGAGACGCCGGTTGAAGCGAGCGCCGAGGACGAAGCGAATAGCGCGAAGCCGGACGCGGAGCTGACGGCCGCAGCGAAGACGCTTCGCAAGAATCGCTACGACGAACGAGTGAAACGCAAGCGCGAGGAGAACGATGACCTCGCCCGCGAACTCGCCCGTGGCAGACAGTTGCGCAGTGAATGGGATCGGGAGTCGCGCCCCGCTCAGCCCCGCACAGCAGCCGGGCCTCTGCCTGCTGGTACGGCCACCTCCGAGCGGTTCTCGTTCCCTGACTACGACGTGTGGGCGCAGCACGGCGACAACGCCAGCAAGCCCTTCTCGGCGTGGATGGACGAACGCGACGACGCGCGGGATGTGTGGAAAGAGTCTCGGCGCGCGGTTGGCGAGCGCCGGGAGGCCACGACTCGGCACCTGACCGAACGGGCGTCAGCCCTCGATCAGATGCAGGAGAAGGGGCAAGGCAAGTACGCCGACTTCGACGCCGTCGTGGACGTGGTACTTGACGCGTTCCGCGAGAACCCGCGTGCCCAAGCCGTCTCCGATTTCATCGCCACGTCGAAAGCGGGCGATGACCTCGTCTACCGGCTCGGGAAGGACACAGAGAAACTGACGGCGGTTAGTCGCGCCTCGTTCTCGGACGTGTTCCGCACGCTTTCGGCGATCGAGTCCGACATCCTGGCGCCTGCGAAGGCGCCGCCACCATTGACCCGTGCGCCGGCCCCGCTCTCGAAGCCTGTGGGCGCAGGCGCGTCAGCCTCCACCGTCGATACCAACAAGCCCGGAACCTCGCTCAAGGATCACATCCGGATCGAGGAAGCGGACATCGCGGAGCGTCGGCGGCAGGGCTACAGGGAATAAGCCATGAATAGTCCGATTACCCCACAGTGGGTGATCAATGACATCGCGCGGGAGTTTCGTAACCGCACGATTCTGACGGACGCCGCCGATCGCTCCTATGACGACCAGTTTATGGTCAAGGGCGCGCATGTCGGGGCGCAGATCCAGGCACGTCTGCCGTTCCGCCCGCGTGGCGCGTTCGGCGCGTCGCTGGCCGTCCAGAACGTCATCGATCAGACCACGCCGCTGACGATCAGCAAGCAGTACAACTCGGGCGTACAGCTCTCCAGCTACGTGCTGTCGCTTGAGAAGTCCGAGATCCGCCGCACCGTCATCAACCCGGTCGTGAATCACATCGTGCAGAAGATGGAAGCCGATGGGTTCTCGACGCTCTACAAGCGCATCCCGAACTCGATTGGCACGCTGGCGACCTCACCGACCGCAAACCTGACCTACTCGCAGGGCGTCGCGAAGCTCAACGACATGATGGGCAGCGCGAATGACCTGACCGCGGTGCTGTCGTCGGACCAGGCGGCGGTGCTGGCTGACGCACAGAAGGGCAACGCCAACCCCGGCTTCGGCTCGTCTGAGTCGTTCAAGCCGAAGAATGGCAAGTTCCTGGGGCCGATGGCGCTGGGCGTCGAGCGGTGGGCGGCCTCACCGAACGTCGCGATTCACACCACGGGCAGTTTCGGCTCGTCCACGCCGCTGGTCAACGTGGCCGGTGGCGTCGCGGAAGGCGCGGCGTCGGTCGTGACGGACGGCTTCAACGCGGATACGGCGCTCGTCGAGGGCGACATCTTCACGTTCGCCGGCGTCTACGAAGTGAACTCTGCCAACTTCGCGAGCACGGGGCGACTGCGGCAGTTCACGCTGATCGCGGCAGCGAGCGGGGCGACGCCGACCTTGGCGTTCTCTCCGGCGGTCTACGCGTCAGGTCCGCAGCAGAACGTCAACGCGCTGCCGGCCGACAACGCGGCGATCACGGTGTGGGCGGCGAACCCGTCCAACGGCACCCTGGCCGCGACCGCGAGCAAACAGGGCCTCATCTTCGCGCCCGGCACAGTGGTCCTGTGCATGGCGGACGCGGAAACCGTGGACGCGCCCGTGTGCGTGTTCGCGCGAGACGCAGAGGCGGGCATCTCGATGCGGCTCACCAAGAGCTTCGACATCAGAGACGACCAGAACCTCGCGCGTCTCGACATCTTCTACGGCTGGAATCTGATCCGGCCGGAGTGGGGCGCCCTGCGCGTCCAGGGAGCGTAGTCATGCCGATTACTTCACTGTCAACGACTACGACCTCGGCGGCTGTTGACAACAGCCAGACCCGGTTTCAGGTCGGCTCGACGTCGGGGATCAACGGGCTCGGCTCGCTGACCACGCCGCAGTCGGTGCTGATTGTCGGCAACGAAGCGATGGCGGTGCTCAGTGTGCCGGCGTCGGGCTTCGTCGAGGTGGCGCGCGGGTTTGCGGGCACGCAGGCGCACGCGTGGGCGTCTGGGGCAACGGTGTACATCGGCACGCGGGCCAATTTCGACTTCACGCGCGGGCCGTGGCACCAGAACCGCGTCGCGCTGGCAGGCAATGCGGGCGTGTTGCCCGATTACGTCCTGCCGCTCAACGGCACACAGGTGGACCCGGCCACGGGCTACGAGTACGTGCTGGTGGATTACAGCGCGGCGATGGCGATCGGGGCGTGGGTGGTCATCTCGGGGGCCGGAGCGGCCACCCCGCTGGCGTCCACGTCGAAGGGTCGCGTCGGCGTGGTCATCGAGACGATCGGCGCCTCCGATTTGACCGGCTGGGTCCTCGTGGCAGGGCAGTTCACCAGCGCGCAGTTCACGTCCGCGGTCACTACGGCGTGTGACCTGATTGCGGGCGCGGCGATTGCCGACATCCTCACGACGGATGGCGGCAACATCATCGAGCGCGCGTCGTGTATCAGTGCGCCGTCGAGCGCTACCGACTACGGCACGGTCTACATGGATCATCCGTGGGTCAACGGCGTGGCGAAGGCGTTCTCGTCCAACGTGTAACACACCGAACCGGGGGCAGGAGCGATCCTGCCTCCGGTGTTTCGAGGATGCATGATTCGACTGCCGGGGGCGCCGCGACAGGCCATCGCTCGACCCGATGCGCTAGGACCAGGCCGCACGCGGAAGATTGGCATCATCGGCACCGCGCCGGGCACGCTGAAGTATGCCCCGGTCGATGACCCCGAGTGGATCTTCGTCGGCAACAGCAGCGCGGTGAATGCGTTCCCGGCCGATCGGCTGGACGCCATCATCGATACCCACCCAGCGCATTGCTACACCGAAGGCCGCAAGAACGGCTTCGTCGATTACTACGACTATCTGCGACGGTCGCGCATTCCGGTGTTCATGCAGGACGTCGTGAAAGACATTCCGACGTCGATGAAGTTCCCGCGGGAGCAGATCAAGCAGCAGTATCCGTACGAGTTCGGCTCGATGACGGCGCAGTTTATCGGCTGGGCGTTGTTGCAGGGCGTGACGCATCTCGGGTTCTGGGGCTGCGAGTACTGGGACATCGAGTACTTCGACCAGCGGCCGATGACCGTGTTCTGGATCGGGCTTGCTGCGGGGAAGGGCGTGCAGATCGTCCTGCCGCCGAACTCGACGCTCCTGAAGAACGCGCAGATGCAGGCGGATTGGGAGCAGCGGCGGCTCACGGTGGCGTTGTGCGGCGATTACGCCTACGACACGCACTCGACACCTGAGAAGTACGCGGCGCTGAAGGCCAAGTACAAGGAACTGAAGCAGCACGCGTTCTCGAAGCACACGCTGATCGCCGTCAACGATCCGGAGATGGCCCGCGCGGCACGGGATCTCCGCCTCTCGCTGGATCCCCGCAACGCGGAAGCGGCGGCGAAGTTCGGCGACGACAGCAAGATGCCGATCGAACTCATCGAGCAGGAACATCGCGACGCGATCGAGTTCGAAGTTGCCCAGATTCACGCGATCGCGAACATGCCGGAGGACGCCCGTGCCCGACTACAACGAGGCCCAGCTCGCCTACTCGTTACTCAAGGACTACCACTACCTGACGGTGCCAGCCCTCAAAGCCCTGCGTGCGGTGAAGAAGGGCGAGGCCAATCTGCCGGAGTCGGTGGTGCAGACGCACCGGCTCAATGCGACGGGCTGGTTCAACCATCTGGCGATGCTGGTCACGGCGAAGTACGTGACCACGGAGATGTTTTTGTTCGTAGCGACGAAGCAGGCGGCGCGGCTGTGGCTTGAGTACGTCGCGCCGCTCGATCGCGTGGTCCGCGGGGAGCCGTACGACATTCCCTCGGACAACCCGGTCGAGAAGTTCTGGCGCGACTACGTCGAAGGCGGGAAGGTCGCGGTCATGAAGGCGATCACCGCGGTGGGCGAAGAGAAGAAGGCGCGGGAGTCGGTGACGCATTGATGGAGCTCGTTAACCGCGTGCGCGAGGTCGGCCTGGCGGAAACCACAGCCGCGGCGCTGTGGCCTGCCGAGGCCGTGGCCTGCGTCATGGCGGATGTCCGCGAGGCCGCCGAGACGGAACGCTGGCGGGAGGTCAAGGGCTTCTCGCGCAAAGTGTTCCTGCGGCAGCTCGAGCCGACCGCGCAGGGCGCCGACGCGATGGCCGAGTGTGCGCGCGTGATTCAGCCGATGGCCGAGGCCTACATCGGCGGGCCGGCGTACCTGATGCGGACGGATGCCTATCACACACGTCCCGCAATCAGTGGGGTCCGGCGGCGCTCGCAGAAATGGCATCGGGACGTGGAAGCCACGCGCGTGTTCAAGGCGTTTCTGTACGTGTCGGACGTGGATGCGCAGTGCGGGCCGTTCGAGTACGTGCTGGGCTCGAATTTCAGGCGTGGCGCGTGTCCGGCGCGCAGCTATGCCGCGCCTGATGCGACGTTCGAGGCGCACGCGTGCGTGGGGCCGTCTGGGACGGCGTTTCTGGTCGATACCGGCGGGATTCATCGGGGTGGTTTCAGTACAGGCGGAGAGCGGCTGCATGTGATGTGGACGTGGCTCCCTGGCAAGAAAGAGCGGGACGTATGAAGCCGAGCCACGCTCCGACGTGGATGTACTCCCGCGCCGGAGAATCGCGGCTCGTGACCACGCTGGCGGAACTGGCGGCGCTCGACGAGCAGGACTGGGCTGACACGCCCGCGGCGTTCCTGACGCCTCCCCCTGAGCCTGAGACGGCGCCTCCAGTTGCACCCGCGATGAAACCGAGACGGTTGCGCACGCCGTCACTGGGGGATGCCTAATGGCGACCTTCGGCGATGCGATCAAGGCGGCGCTGCAGGATCTCGGCGTGGTCGATGCGGCCTCTGCGCCGAGCGCGGAAGACTCGGAACTCGCCCGCCTGCGTGCGAACGACTGGCTCGACAGCCTGCAGCATGACCATCTCGCGATCCCCTACATCGCGCGCACCACGTGGACGCTGACGACGGCGAGCAGTTACACCATCGGCGCGGCTGGGACGATTGTCGTGGCGCGGCCGGCGAGCCGGAACGCCATCACCGCCATCGGCTACATCGACACGGCGCAGGATCCGGACGCGGAGTATCTGGTCGAGAACTTCACCGATGAGGCCTTCGCCGAGATCGCGATGAAGGCGCAGACCAACTCTGTTCCGTATGGCTTCTACTACCGGCCCACGAGCCCGACCGGCACGATCATTCCGTGGCCGATTCCGGACGGCACGTCCACGCTGACGGGCGTGATCTACACGCTGGCGCAGCTCACGCAGATTTCTGCGCTCACCGACACGTTCACGCCGGCCACGGGTTACGCGCGCTTCTTCCGGACGAATCTGGCCGTTGAACTCGCGCCGGCGTTCGAGCGCGAGCCCTCACCGTCGCTGTTGCGCGCGGCGATGGATAGCAAGGCGCAAGTGCTTAGCGACAACTACCGGCCGCTCATCTTGAAGGGCGACCCGGCGTTGTCCACGTCCTCGGGTGGACGCTGGGACATCAACACGGACCAGTGGCGCCGCTGATGCCGACCTATCCAGGCTTCATCGGCGGATCGTCAGTCGCCCACAGCGAATGGGCGAGCGGGGAGCGTACGGTCAATTACTACGTCGAACGCATGGACTCGGCGACCTCGCCGTTCCCGCTCGCGCTCTATCCCTCGCCGGGCATGGAGTCTGTCGCTGAGGCGACGTCGTCTCCAGGGCGCGGCAGTCTCAAGTTGGTGCACCAGGGCACCGAACGGGCGTTCTGCGTCATCGGGACGCTGTTCGGCGAGCTGTCCTCGGTGTATGGCCTGACGGTGATCGGCGCCGTCGCCGTAGACAGCCATCCGGCGACGCTGGCGTGGAATGGCGACGGCGGCGGCCAGGTGCTCGTCGCCTCGGGCGACAAGGGCTATCTCTACGACCTCGATTCCGGCGTCTTCTCGACGGTGCGGACGAGTGCCACCACGATGGTGGTGCATCTCGATGGCTACTTCCTGGCGCTGGATACGAATACGAGCACGGTCTATCGCTCGGCGCTGCTCGATGGCACGTCGTGGGACGGCACGGAGTTCCACCAGCGGTCGATCGCCTCGGATCCGTGGGTCGCGATTGCGGTCCTCGATCGCTACCTGTGGCACTTCGGCACGGAGACGACTGAGGTTTGGTACAACCAGGGCTCGCTCAACGATCCCTTCGTCCCGCATCCCTCTGGCCTTGTGCCCTACGGCTGTATTGCGCCGTTCTCGGTGCAGGTCGTGTCTGGGACGTTGATGTGGCTGTCGCAGACCACGGAAGGCAACGGCGCGATTCTGCGGACCTCCGGATTCTCGCCGGAAGTCGTGAGCACGTTCGCGGCGCACATTGCTGTCGAAGAGGAAACGCGGATCGAGGACGCGATCGGGGACGTCTACGAAGACCTCGGGCACACGTTCTACCTGCTGACGTTGCCCACGGTGGGCCGAACGCTCTGCTACGACGCCACGCAGATCATGCAGATTCCGGCGTCGATGCGCTGGACGGATCGCGGGACGTGGCTGTCGGAGGAAAACCGCTTCGACGCGTGGCGGCCGCTGTACCACCTGTTTGTCTTCGGGCAGCATCTCGCGCTCGACCGCACGACGGGCGACGTCCTGCGGCTGCATGCGGACCTCGGCTTCGACGCCGATGAGCGCCCCTTGCGGCGCGTGCGACGGCCGCAGGGCGTATGGTCAGGGAATCGCCGCGTGTTCGTCGCGGAGTTCGAAGTCTTCGCGGAGCCGGGGCTTGGGCTGGCGACCGGACAGGGCAGCGATCCACAGATGGCCTTGCGGGTGAGTGTCAATGGCGGGAAGACGTGGGGCGCGGAACGCTCACGCAGTGCCGGCGAACTCGGGAACTACACGGCGCGCATGCGGTGGCATCGCTGCGGGAGCGGGCGCTATTGGGTGCCTGAACTCGTGGTGACCGATCCGGTGCCGTGGCGGTTGGTCGGGGCGCAGTATCGCGGGACGCCGATGGAGCGGGCGGCCTGATGCCGTTGACATTCGCCCCGGCGCCGATTCGCGACCCGATTGCGGTTCAGCAAACCAACGTCATCACGCAGCCGTGGATTGATTGGCTCGCGGCGCTGGTGCAGGCCATCGACGCGACGCCAGAGCGGGTGGATTCGACAACGGTCCAAGACCAGAGCGCCAGCATCGTGGCGACGCCGCTGGGGAATGCCTTGTCGGCGGGGACGTATCGCGTGAGCTGGTATGCCCGCATCACGCGAGCGGGCACCGTCTCGAGCACGCTGACCGTGACGATTGGCTGGACGGAATCGTCACAGGCGTTGACGTCGTCCGGTGCGGCGATCACGGGGAACACGGTGACGACGACGCAGTCCGGGTCGGTGCTGATCGACATCGACCACGCCGCGTCGCTCACATATGCCACGACCTACGGGAGTGTGGGCGCGACGTCGATGCAGTATCGGCTCACGGTGGTCGTGGAGAGCGTGAACGTATGACGGCGCGGATTCTCGAGCCGAACGAGTATCACCGGCTGGCCGGGACGGAAGCGGATGGCGTGTGGCCGCATCTGACGGAAGAGGCGAAGGTGGTGGTCATCGAGGACGCCGGCGAGATCGTGGGGTGCCAGATTCTCCAGCCGGTCCTGCATGCCGAGTGCGTGTGGGTGCGGCCGGACCATCGCGGGCGTGGCGTCGTGCAGCAGTTGTGGGCGGCTGTGCAGCGCGCGGCGGTGGTGCATTTCGGCGTGAAGGCGGTTGTGGGGAGCGCGGTCGATGACCGCATGCGCGCGGTGTTGCGGCATCTCGGGGCCGTGCGCGTGGCGGGCGATTTGTTTACGGTGCCAGTGAAAGGGTAGCGCGATGGGGCAACAAGCCGCACTGCAGTTGATTCCTGGGTTTGGCTCGATGTACAGCGCCGCGCTGCAGGACAAAGCGAACCGGCGAGCCTTGCAGGCGCAGATCACCGCGAACGATGACGCGCTGAACTTCGCGAAGGAACTGGAGCGCCAGCGGCAGCTCGAGCACGAACAGGAAGAGGCCGAGCGCCGCGCGCAGTGGGAGGCCTACGAGCAGCAGCGCCAGCCCTACCGGGATGCCGCGTCGTCGATTCTGGACGCCCGCATGGGGCGCCCGCGCGGCTCGTCTGGTCAGCGCCTGAGCGGCATGCTGGGGCCGACTGGCCCATCGGCGCCGAAGGCACCGGGACGACTCAGCCGCTTGGGAGGCTACTAACATGATGGTCTGGGATCCGCTTCGTGGTGAGTGGGTGGACGAACGCGATGACACGTACGCGCCGTCGCCGAATACTGGCGATGTGCCACCTGGGCAGGCCAGGGTCTTCGGTAGCGGCGGCGACTCTCCATACAGCGCGGGCGACGAAGGCGGGCTCACGCGCTATCCAGGCCCATTCCGTCCCAACTACAGCTTCGGTGCCGCACCCTCGTTCGAGTTCCGCCGTCCCACGGGCGCGGATGTCGAAGCCGATCCCAGTTTCGACTTTCGCCGAGGCCTGGGACAAAAGGGCATTGAGCAGAGCGCCGCCGCGCGAGGCCTGCTGCGCACCGGCGGCACGCTGAAAGACATCCTCGGCTTCAACCAGAACTTCGCGAGCCAGGAATACAGCAACGTCTATGACCGGATGTTCCGCGAAGCGCAGGAGAACTACCGCCCGCGGTTCAACGAATGGATGTTCCTGCAGCAAGCGAACCAGCGCGCGGCCGATCTCGAGTGGCAGCGGTTCTGGGACGAGTGGACGTACAACAACCCGAGCGCGACCACGATCTACAACGCCGGGCAGGATGGCCCACCGGACGTGGGGCGACGGTAAATGGCGATCCCCTACGCCCGCCGTGCGTATGACCTTGAGCCGGCCCACCGGCTCGTGGATCTCCTGCTGCGTCGTGGCGACATCCAGGCGCGCGGGCTTTCGCAGGAGAGCGCGGGGAAGCAGGAAGCGGCGCGGTCCTTGGGGCAACTCGCCTTGCAGGGGATGGACCGCTATCGGCAGGGGCAGATCGACGAACGCGACGCGGCGGCGGCAGCGCAGGAAGGCACACTGCGACAACTCCAGATCGACGCGGCGACGCGCAGTGGGCAGGCCGCGGAGCAGACGCAGGCGGATGATCTCCGGCGCCGCGGGATCATGCGGAGCGGTGGGACACGCGCGGAGATCCTGAAGCAACTTGAGCGCGATCCGGAGGGCTACGCCAAAGCGCAGGAGCACTTCGCCTCGGTCGATGCCGCGAAGAATCGCCTCTGGGGCACGGTGGCGGCGGCGGTGCGGGACTTCGGAGACTCACCGGACGCGGCGATGGCGGGCCTCGACGAGATGATCCGCATGGGCTTCGACGAGCGGGCTCTCGAGGGCATCCGCGCACGCATCCAGCAGGATCCCAAGTCCGTGCCGGGCATCATCGATCACTTCTTGAAAAACAGTCCCGATGAAGCCCACCAGGCGCGCGTCACGAAGCCGCCAGAGCGCGGGCAATACCTGAATCTCGGCGCTGGTGGTGTGTTCGACACGGCGACGCGGTCAGTGGTGGAGGGGACCGCGCAGCCGCCTGATGCGCCTTCGCGTGATCCGAACCCGACCGAGGCGTCGCTCGCGGCGCGGGCGGCGGCTGGAGACGAGCAGGCCAAGCAGGCGCTCAAGATTCTACGCGACCAGCGGGCGACGGATCGGTCCACGGGCGGGACGCAGATGTCTCCGTCGATGGAGGCCAACGTCATCAACCGACTCTCGACGCAGTGGCAGCGTGCCGTGGCGCCTGTCGCGGAACTCGATCGGCAGGGAAAAATCATGGACGCAGCGCTTGACGCCGCGCGCCGCGGCGACATTGCGCAGGGCTCAGAGGCGCTGCTGGTGACGTTCCAGAAGATCCTCGATCCGACGTCGGTGGTCCGTGAAACGGAGGCCATGCGAAGCGTTGGCATGCAATCGCTGATGAGCCGCGCCCAAGGCGCGTTGCAGCGCATCCAGCAAGGCGGTTCAGGGTTGACGCTTGCGGAACAGGAGAAATACGCCACGCTCGCGCGTGAGCTCATCACGGCGCAAGTCGGCGGCTATCTGAAGGCGCAGAAGGAGCGCATCGGCAAGACGGCCGATCGCTACAACATCCCGCGTGAGTTGATTTTCGAGGACTACGAATTCGGCAAGCCGACGAGCGGGAAGTACTCCGTTGTGAGCGTGGAGAACTGATGCCGCAGCAGACCTACACCGTGCGCGACAACGACACGGGCGAGACGTTCCGCTTCCAGTGGTCCGGCGCGCAGCCGCCCACGGAGCAGGACATCAAGGCCAAGGTCGAAGAGGAGCGCGCGAAGAAGGTGCCGCCAACGCCGGCCCCATCGCATGAGCCCGATCGCCTGGAGCAACTCGCCAACGATGTCGAGGACTTCGCGATCGGAGGCGTGCTCCGGAGCGGTGTCGCGCGGTCGGCCTACAACGCCGCGCGGCTCATGACGAAGCCCGCGCCAGGCGCAAGTCCACTGCCGGAAGATCCGGCGTTCCTGCAGCCGAAGAACGACGCGGAGCGCGCGGGACAGGCCCTCGAGCAGATGGCCGAGTTCTTCGTCCCCAGCGCCGCGATCTCGAAGGTGCCTCGACTTGCGACGGCGCCGACGCTGGCGAAGGCCGCGATGGAGGCTGCCGGTTCGGCGGGCGTGGCGACGGTGCAGGGCGGGAATCCGGCGACCGCTGCGGCGACCGCGGCGCTCGGGCCGGTATTGGGCAAGGTGCTGACGTCGGTGCCGAAGGCCTTGCGTGTCGGGGCTGAGGAACAGGTCACGAAAGCCCTCGGCGCGACGAAAGAACGATACAAGGCGATGGCGAATCGCCTCGCGCCGCAGATCCTCAAGCGTGGCCTTGGCGGAAGTCGCGAGTCACTCTTGGCGCAGGCGACAGAGACGGCCTCACTCGTGGGCGATGAGATTGACGACGCCTTGATGCGCGTCGGGGCACGTGGCGTGGATCCGAAACCCGTGATCGACGCATTGGAGAGTGCGAAGGACGCGTTCCGTACGACCGCGCTCGACGGCACCGTGGTCGTGTTCGAGCCACGGTCCATCAAGCAACTGGAAAAGTTGCAGAAGATTGTCGGCGACCTCGGCCCGAACGCGTCCGTTGACCAACTCGTGGCCGTGCGGCGCGCGTGGGACAAGGTTGTGGATCAGGCTGGCGGGTTCTCTCATCGAGCGCCGGGCGCGATCGGCGTGCCCCTGAAGGACACGACCGAGGCATGGGCGAAGCGCGAAGCGAGCGGCGCGATTCGTAAGCTGCTGGAAGTCGAAGCGCCAGACCTGGCCGCGGTCAACAAAGAGTACGCCTTTTGGAAACAACTCGAGGACGTGCTGACGCAGACGCAGCAGCGCACGCAACCGCAGGGGAAGGGCATCGGCTCGATCGCCACGAAAGGCGCAGGGCAGGTTGTGGGCGGGATAGCCGGGTCATCTGGTGGGCCGATGGGTGCGGTTGGCGGCGCCGTGGTGGTCGGGCAACTCGCGGAGATGGCGCGGCGGGCGTTCACGTCTCCGCGCTGGCGGCTGATTGATGCGCGGCTGCGGAATCAGCTCGCCGATGCGCTGTCGTCAGGGAACACGCAGCAGGCGACGAACGTGCTCACGCGGATTACGGCGTTTCTCGGGTCGAAGGTGGGCGGCTCAATGCCGGCGCCGCAGGCGTCGCATTAGTCACCGGGGATGGCGTCGTAGATCGCATCCCCAAACGCATTGAGCCACGCGGGCGCGTAGATGTTTTGGGTGTAGGCGTAGAAGAGAGCGAGACACAGGTAGCCGATGAGGAACCATTTACAGACGGTCCACGCACGACGGGCCACGGTCATAACCGATCAGTGTAGCAGGAACTAGACGATGCCTGGGACCTTGGCTCCGTTCTTTCGGCAACAGTGGTTCGACGGCAACGGCGACCCGCTCAGTAGCGGTTCGCTCGAAACCTATCTCGCCGGAACCTCTACGCCTGTCGCGACTTACTCCGATGTCGGTCTGGGCGTCGCCAACCCCACGACTATCACGCTGAACTCGGCCGGGCGGCCAGAAGTCAGCTCGGTGGAGGTCGCGATCTTTCTGGTGCCTGGTGTCAGTTACAAAGTCATCTGCAAGAACAGCGCAGGCACCGTCATCTGGACCCAAGACAACGTGTCCGCGGTGCCGCCCACGACCATCGATCTGGACGTCACCGGGACGGCTGGCGTGACGTTGACGGCTGGCGAGGTGGTCTACCTCTCGGATGGCTCCGGAAGCCTCGTGGCGGGGCGCTGGTACAAGGGCGACGCGGATCTCTACTACGCCTCGGTGCTCGCGCTCGCGGTGGGATTCGCGACGGCAGCCATCAGCAGCGGCTCGAGCGGCTCGGTGCGGCGCGCAGGTCGGGTGACGGGCCTTTCGGGCTTGACGGCTGGGCAGACCTATTTCATTTCGGCCACGGCTGGCGCGTTGACGGCGACGCCTCCCGCGTTCGCGCGTGCGGTGGGCATCGCGGATTCCACGACGTCACTCATCATCGTGCCCACGGCGCCGTTCCTGAATTCCGCGGATGACGGCATCTTGGCGACGGAGGTCTTCAGCTAATGGCGGTCTATACGAAGCAACTGTTGTCAGGCTCGACCAACGGGCTCGGGATTAAGGTCGTGCAGACGTCCACCGCGGGCACCTTGATCCACACGGCAGACTCGACGGCCAAGGATGAAGTCTGGCTGTGGGCGGTGAACTCCGATACCTCCGCGCGGAAGCTGACGATTGAGTTCGGCGGGGTCAGCTCTCCGGATGATCTCATCGAGGTGACGATCCAGCCGGAAGACGGACTCTTCCCGGTCGTGCCGGGCATTCCGCTGACGGGCGGCGTGGTCGTGCGGGCCTTCTGCGCCTCAGCGAACGTCGTGATGATTCACGGCTACGTCAACCGGATCACGGGGGCATAGCGATGGGCGCACGCATCCAGTATCGCTACTCGCCGGTTCGGCTGATTCAGCGCGGGACGATCACGATCACCGCCGGCAACGCGGCGGCTACGGCCACGGTGACGTCGGTGAACACCGCGAAGGCGCGGCTGACGCATCTGGGCGCGACGATCGACACGGGCGGATCGGCGGGCACGATCGCCGGCATACGGCTGACGCTGACGAATGCCACAACCGTGACCGCCACACGGGTTGGTACGACGGAAGACTACACGGTGAGCTACGAGCTGGTGGAGTTCGTCTGATGGCGTTTGGCATCCAGATCGACGCAGACGGGTTCGTGAAGGCGACACTCGACGCGCCGACACTGCCCGCGGTCTACACGATTCGCGGGGACGATCTCGACCCGATCGTGCGGGACCAGATCGAGCGCGGGCTGCGGCGCTACGTCAACGGCGAGTGGGTGCCGCGGGTGATTCGCAGACGGCGCATCGGGCAGTACGAGTTCTTGAGCCGCTTTACCTTGGCGGAAGACATCGCGCTCGAGCAGTTCGCGCACACGACGGATCCGGAGGCGGCAACGACCGCGGCGACGGTGCGCGTGCTGTTCCGGCGATTCCAGTCCGCGCCGATCGTGGACTTGGACCACGCCGAGGTGCGGCAAGGACTGAACGAGATCGCGCGGGTGTTGATCGGGGCGGGCGTCTGGCGTGATCAGGCGGCGGCGGATGCGCGCGTCGCGGAGATTCTGGCGTGAGCATGGAGGGCCTTGGAGTGCGTACTCTTCTCATTCGTCTCTCACTGGTGGTGGCCGTTGTGGCGGTCTGCGCGTGGCCGGTTCAGGCGCAGCGGTCAAACGAACGGCGCGGGGAACTGGACACGGCGGCCGAGTGCGTGTCGATCGACGTCTCCGGTTTGGGCAGTGCGGTGGCGGACGTCACGGGGACGTGGGCCGGCACGTTGTCCTTCTACGTCGAAGGTGGCGGCGGCACGCGCAACGCGGTGGACGTCGCGAAGGCCGATACGCCCTCGACGTTCGTGAACACCACAACGGCCAATGGGGAATGGAAAGCCGACGTGGCGGGCTACAAGGCCTTCGTCGTCTGCATGACCTCGTTTACCAGCGGCACCGCGCGGGTCGATCTCACGGCGGCCGGCACGGGTGGCGGCAGCGGAGGCGGTGGCGGAGGCGGCGGCGAAGTCACCAACGCAGGCACGTTCGCGACGCAGGAGAGCGGGACGCTGCTCACCGAGGTGCAGAGCATCTCGCACGCAGAAGACTCTGCGCATTCCTCTGGGCATGTGGGTGTGCAGGTTCTCGCCGTGCGGCAGGACTCACAGGTGGACTTCGCGGCTGATGGCGATTACGTGCCGCTGTCGATCAACGACGCCGGGGAACTGCGGGTCGCGTTCGCAGGGGCGGCGGGCGGCACGTCACTGGCTGACGATGCGGACTTCTCAGCCGGGACGACGCCATTTACCCCGGTCGGCGGGTTCTACCAGTCGTCCGTCACGGCCTGCACGGACGGCGACACCTGCGCGGTCGGCATCACGGCGCAGCGCGCGATCAAGGCCACGCTCTACTCGGAAGCCGGCGCGGCGTTGACGCCCGCGACGGATGCCACCGAGGACAGCGCCGCGCCAGAAACCGGCCCACTGATTCAGGCTGAATTCGATGACGCCAGCACGAACACGGTGGACGAAGACGACGCCGGCAAGCTCCGGATTGATGCCAATCGAATCCTGTATACACGCCAGATCGATCCGTGTTCGGGGAGTGGGACCAAGCTCTATCTGCCGTTTGACATCACGACGGCGACGACGACGGAAATCACGCCCTCGCTCGCTGGATCCTCGACGCATTACTACATCTGCGCGCTCAACATCGTGACGCAGGCGGCGAACTCGGTGAACCTCGTTGATGACAACTCCGACAACTGCGATTCGGTGACGGCCAGCCTGATCAGCAGCGGCCTGGCGGCGACGGATGGCTGGTACTTCGCGGCCAACGGCGGTATCACCATCGGGAATGGGGCCGGGTCGATCATGCGAACGCAGACCTCGAATTCCGTGCTGTGCCTGGTCACCAGCGCAGCCACCGAGCTGCACGGGCAGTTCGTCGTGGTGGCGGCACCGTAATGCGGCGCCTGCTCGTTCTGATCGGTGCGCTCGCGTGCCTCTGGGCGCAGCCTGCCGTCGCGGCCGTCGCGCATGATGGCGAGGCGGCGGTCACTGGCGCCAATGGCGGGGCGACAACCACGATCACGCTGTCCGCGAAGACGACGGCCGGGTCCGATCGCTTGGGCGTGCTGCGCTGCACGTTCCAGGTGCCGGGCAATCTCGTGGGCAATGCCGCGACGTGGAACGGGGTCACGATGGGTGCGCCACGGGTGACCGTCGATAACGCCGATGGCAGGGGCGTCAGGATTTGGGCCATTGTCAACCCGCCCACGACTGCCTCTGATGTCGTGGTCGATGCGAACTCAGGCGGCGGCACGGGCTACATCTGCACGGCGACCAGCTACAACGGCGTCGATCAGACGACGCCTGTGTCCGCTACCAATACGGCCAGCGGCACGGCGACCACGGCCACCGTGGACTGCACGGCGGGCTCGTCGGACACCATGATCGTGGACTCGCTGTACTACACCGGGTCCGGCACATCGCCGAGCGTCGGCGCGAACCAGACGCAGGAAGCCAACACGGATCAGGGCTCGTGGTTCTCGGCGTTCAGTCGGCAGGACGGCGCGGACGGGGACACGATGTCATGGACTGTGGCGCCAACGCCGGTCTGGTCGATCGGGTGCGCGACTCTGGCTCCGGTGTCGGGCGGTGCTGCCGTAACGCCCAGAGGGACGCTCCTGGGGGTGCTCCCGTGAGACTTCGACTCCTGCTCGCGGTCCTCGTCTGCCTGTGGGCCAGTTCGGTTGATGCGGCGAATCTCTGCGTCAAGACGGGTGGCAATGACGGGACGGCGAAAGCGTCAATCAGCTATTCCGCGGGCAATGAGGCCGGGTCAACGTGCTGGGCGACGATTGGCCGGGCGATGTGGGGCAACGCGGATCGCTCGACGCCGAGTAGTTCTCAAGCCGCAGACGCGGGCGATACGGTCTACGTCTTCGGGGGGACCTACCAATACTCAGGGAACTGCTCACCCTCGACGGGCAACTGTCGCCTGATCCCACTCTACGACCCGACGAACACCGGAATGATGGGCAGTCCCATCACGGTGACGAGCGTGGGTACCGTCGTGGTAGCCGCGCAGAACTGGAACGGGCCAGCGGTCGGCGCGAACACCAAGAACTACATCAAGTGGTACGCGGACATCTCGCTGGGCTACAAGTTCACGATGACGGCGTACTCGTCGAATGACGACAACGCCGGGGCAAACGAGGTCGATGTCACGCCTGACACCGGGCCGCTCGTGTACGTCGGCTGCACCGGCTGCGAGGCTGAGGGATTCGAGATCAACGGCGGCGCTGAAAACGACTGGGGCGACAACTACCCAGGCATCCGACTCGAAGGCTGCGACAGTTGCGTGGCTCGGAATAATTACCTCTATAACTTCATGTCAGATGCCACGCACTCGTATGGCATCAACACCTACGACGGCGACAACATCCTAATCGAACACAACCGGATCGACAGCGTCGATGCGTGCATCGCCCCGAAGGACAACGGGCCCGACACCACGTCGATCGTGTTCCGGTTCAACTACTGCACGAACGCCAGGGTGGCGCTCGTGTGGTCAATCTCCACGATCACGTCGATGCAGGTCTATCAGAACGTGGTGTCGGGCCTCCTGTCATGGCCAGGGGCCTCATCGTTCATCCACGTGACAGGCGCGGACTTGAACGACACGGACATCTTCAACAATGTGTTCTACAACGGGTCCGGTGGCACGACCTGTATCTGGAACGGCGGGTACGACACATCGAGATTCTGGAACAACATCTGCCACACCGCGCCGCGCATGATCTCTCACGACAGTGGAGCCACAGGACCGACCGCCGCCGATCTCGATCTCGAGCACAACGTGCTCTACAACGCGACCACGGTGTTCTACACCGGAGGGGATGGGTCGAAGTCGTTCGCCGATTGGAAGACGGCCTACGCGAATCAATGCGAAGCGTCCCCGGCGTGCGTGACCACCGATCCACGCTTTGCGAATCCTGCGGGCAGCGATTTCCGGCTCTGCACCGCAGCAGGAGTACCACACGCGTCGTGTGTGGGCGCGTCGCCAGCCATCGGCCTGGGCGTCGATGCGCTCGACCTCGACGGTGACGCGAGCACCGTAGACACCATCGACGCGGGCGTGTGCGTGACTGGCACCGAGATCATCGGCCTGACCACGGGCGGCATGTCCTGCGCGACCGGATCGGGTGTGGGGACGCCGCGCCGGTTCCGCTTCAAGGTAGCCGAGTGAAATGTCTATGCGTACGAATCGGGTCCTGATCCTCGCGGCAGTCGTGGCGGCGGTGCTGTGCAGCGCGCAAGCGTCAGCCCCGCCCGTGCTCGATGAGCTCGCGCAGGAATACATCAACGGAGTGGCGCTGGCGAGTCAGACCGAACAGTTCGCGCTCGACGTGCTGAAGCAGACCGAGGCGTACAAGAAATACGACGCGGCAAAGAAGACGCGCGAACAACTGCAGGCCGACAGGCTCGCGCGGATCGAGAAGAAGTATCCCGGCTACACGGTGGATTGGGCGAGGCGGCTCCTCGTCCCAAAACCGCCGCAGGCCGCCAGGAAGGAGTAACGATGCGAGGACTGCTGACTGCACTGCTGTTGCTGATCGCCGCGCCGGCGTTGGCGCAGACCAACCCGGTTCAGGTGGGCCGGCCGTTCAGTGTGAGCTTCGACCACGACGGACAGAGCGTGACCGGCTTTCAGTGCGTGCTGGACGGGAAGCCGTTCGGGACGCCTCTGTCGAGCGCAAGCCGTTCGTGTGCGTTCTCGTCTGGACTGTCGGAAGGCACGCACACGATCGCGGTGGAAGCGGTCAATGCCTTCGGTCGGACGTCGAGCGCGGGCCTGACGGCCACGGCGGGATCGCCGCCGGCGCCACCGACGAACCTGCAGATTCAGATGACGGTCGCGGTCAAGGCGGATGGTACGGTGGAGCTCGTCGCGTTCAACGTCGAGAAGCAGTAAACCCCTAGCGGACTGACCGAGGGATGACAGCCCCTCGGCCAGCCCTGAGCACGACCCGCAGGTAAGGAGCCTGCAGGCCATGCCTGAGTCGATCCTAAACGAGGTGGCGTATGGCCGGTGAGGGCCTGAACGGCAAGACCGGCGAGTACGTGCGATGGGTGCTGGCGCTCGCGCTGGCCGGACTCGTCTCCTATTTCACGTCTATCGGTGCGGTGCAGACCCGCGTCGCGATCGCGGAATCCAAGATCGAGCAGATCCGCGAAGACCTCAAGGAAATCAAGGCGGACGTCAAGCTGCTGCTGCAGGCGGTGAATCGGTGAACTCCTACGTCGAAGCGTTCTACGCCGTCGAGTCGATGACGGCCGCCGAGCGCGACGTGGCGCTGATGGAGGTCGAGAAGCGGCCGCTGCTGGCGAAGGTGGTTGGGTGGAAGTTGACCGAGCCGGACGCCTACGCCGAGATCCTGGCGCTGATTATGGCGCGCCACCCACCGCCACCGGAGAAGAAGCGCGGCGGCAATCAATACGGCCTGCTGAACAAGCGCAAGGCCACCTACGCGGAAACCAGGGATCGCGCAGCACGAGAGGCGGCGGCCTGATGTGGATCTGGTGTTCTGCAACCGGCGCACTCCTCGATGCGCAACGACAGAACAAGGCATACGGCTACGCCGGACGTGGGTCGGGCGTGAACAACCCGGACCTGCAGCACGTCAAGGGCATCGGGCCGCTGCCGGAAGCGGTCTACGTGATCGCCCCGCCGCGCGACTCCGACGTGACCGGGGCGTACTCGCTTCCGCTGATTCCGCAGGTTGGGAGCGAACTGTACGGGCGCAGCTCGTTCGCGGTACATGGCGACTCGCACAGTCATCCCGGTGAGGCGTCACACGGGTGCATCGTGCTGACGCGGGCGCAGCGCGAAAAAATCTGGGCATCGGACGATCACGTGCTTCGCGTGGTTGCGATATGAGGAGACGAATCGTGTTCAAGGGTTATCGGTCGCATGTCGTGAACGGACTCACCGCAGTGATCGCGGTGCTCGCGTTGCCCGAGGTCAGCGGGTTGATTCCACCGGAGTACGTCAAGTTCGTCCCGGCCGTGCAGGGCGTCGTCGCGATCGTCATGCGGCAGATGACCACGACGCCGGTCGGGCAGAAGGAGTAAGTCTGTGGCCGATATTCAGCGGATCGATCTCCCGTGGGGCTACGTGCTGTTCGGCTCGCCGGGGCTGAACGAAGTCACCATCGTCAACACGCAGCCCGGCGATCCGCCGGGACTCCGCTTCGTCTCACCGGACGGCAACTGCGGTAAGTGGTCGTTTTGTGTCGGTGCGGATCCGGCGACGGCCGTCGAAGTCTGCATCGTTCAGGGGAAGACCGACGAGCGCACCCGCGGTCGTGATGATCTCCGGTGGGGAGAAATCACCTTTCACGTCAAAGGCGAGCCACTGAACCCCGCCGATCCCCGCGATGACGGCCAGCGCCCTGTCGGGCTCCTTCTGCACGATTACGTGTGGTGGAAGGGCATCAACGGGGACCAGCCGGTCAAGCCGTGGGTCACGTTGCCGCCGCCGAAGGTGCCGGTGCCAGTGCCGCCACCGACCGACCCGCCGCCCATCACTCCCGAGGAGCGCGCACAGCGGGTGGACGACGTATTGTGGGCTCGCGACGAATTCGCGCCGATGGAGCTCGACGAGGGCAAGGTGAACGCCTACCTGCAGGGGCGCTCATCGCTTCGTGAATTCCACGACGACAACGTGCAGCGGGCCGGCACGCACAATCCGGCGTTCCATCGGCCGGGAAGGCCGTACTGAGTACGTCAACAGGCGTAGCGGGTACGCCAAAGGACGCAATGGCGAAACGACCTCGGGAAGTGCGTAACCTGGTTGTCGTCAGCGATCTTCATTGTGGGTGCCGTCTCGGACTGTGTCCGCCGAAGCCGTTTCGCCTGGACGATGGCGGGACGTACACGGCATCCGAGTTTCAGACGAAGGTCTGGGCGCTGTGGCGCGAGTTCTGGAGCACATGGGTCC